AAGAGTATAGCTGGTAAACCATTTGAAGAACAATTATCTATCATGAGAAGATGGATAGTAAAAGAAGTAGGACTAAATGATGACGGATCAGCAAAGCCTTGCGTAATATTTTATGACTATTTAAAACTAATGGATAGTGCTGGCATGAGCCAGGATCTTAAAGAATATCAAGTTCTTGGATTTATGATGACCAGTTTGCATAATTTTGCTACTAGATACAAAGTTCCTGTGGTTGCTTTTATTCAATTAAATAGAGATGGTATAAATAAGGAAAGTACAGATACAGCAAGCGGTTCTGATAGAATCATTTGGTTGTGTAGTAATTTTAGTATTTTCAAAAAGAAGAGCGAAGAAGAAATAGCAGAAGATGGACCAAATGAAGGAAATAGAAAATTGGTTCCTTTAATCAGTAGGCACGGAGGAGGATTAGACGATAATGATTATATTAATTGTCATATGAAGGGGTGGTGTGCTAAAATAGTAGAAGGAAGAACTAAATTAGAAATTTCTAATAATATAACCAAAAATAGTAAAACAAATGGATTTAATATAACAAATGACAATGATGACCAAAATATCCCGTTCATATAATCAGCATGAACTAAAAGTTATATGTGATAAACTATGTGATAATTTTGAATCACTACTATTAACTTTAGGAATATCTGAATTAAAACAAAATGGTAAAATGTTTGTGGGGCCGTGTCCCATACATGATGGCGATAATATGTCTGCATTTAATCTATATCCTACTGGGGATGCCTATAGAGGAAATTGGAAATGTAGAACTCATGGATGCGAGAAAACATTTAAATCTTCTATCATTGGTTTTATAAGAGGCGTGTTATCTAATAAAAAAAATAATTGGAGTAAAAATGGAGACTCTTCAATATCTTTTAATGATACAATGTCTTTTGTTGAAGAGTTTTTAAATGAGAATCTTGACGATATAAAAATATCTAATGATGAAATCGAGAAAAAGAAATTCTTAAATATTGTAAATAATATTACTAAAAACAATAATGAGACACATAATAAAGATATCACTAGAAAAATTGTTAGAAAATCACTCTCTATACCAAGTAAATATTTTCTTGATAGGTCTTTTGGGTCTGAGATCTTAGATAGATACGACGTTGGAACCTGCTCAAACAAAAATAAAGAAATGTATGGTAGGGCTGTTGTTCCTATATATGATATAACTTACAAATATGTAGTAGGATGTTCTGGAAGAAGTGTCTATGAGAAATGTAGCAAGTGTAAACATTATCATGACCACGCAGAAGATTGTCCAAGATCAGAAGAACTATGGAAATATTGTAAGTGGAAACATAATAAAGACTTTAAAAGTCAAAACCACTTGTATAATTTTTGGTTTGCTAAAGACTCTATCTTAGATAGTTCTCAGGTTATTCTTGTAGAAAGCCCTGGCAATGTATGGAGATTAGAAGAAGAAGGAATACATAATAGTGTTGCTATGTTTGGGTCTTCATTAAGTGATAGACAAAAGATACTTTTAGATGGGTCAGGAGCTATGAATATTATTATTCTTACCGATAATGATGATGCTGGTGATAAAGCAGCTAAAATAATTGAAGAAAAATGTAAAAATACATATAAGGTAAAAAGAATTTCTATTACGAAATCAGATGTTGCCGAAATGACTAAAGAAGAAATTAATAATCAGATAAAGAGATTTTTATGACACAAATAATAGCGTTCGCAGGAAGAAAACAGTCTGGAAAAACAACATGTGCGGAATTCGTTACAAAAATTTTCTTAGATAATAAACTAGGTAATGCGAAAGTCTATAATTTTGCTGATCCTCTTAAGATGATGTGTATCAGTATTTTTGGCTTGACATATGATCAATGCTATGGAACAGATGATCAAAAAAATGAATTGGTTGACTGTCATTGGAACAATAAACAACTTTCCGCCAGAGAGGTTCTTCAATTGGTTGGAACAGAGATGTTCAGAACCATGCAGCATAATGTGTGGGCGAGTGCTACAATTAGAACTATTGATAAAGATCAACATCCATTATCTTTGATTGCTGATTGTAGATTTCCAAATGAGGTAGAAGCAATTAAGAATAGTGGTGGAATAGTTATTAAACTATGTAGGAATCTTTATCATTCTAATCATGCTAGTGAAATAGCTTTAGATCCTGAAAACTATGATCAGAATAATTTTGATTTAATAATAGACAATCAAGAACTTACGATTAAAGAACAAAATAAATTAATTTATGATTTTTTACAAAATAAAGGAATACTACCATTATAACCACATATTTCAGAAGCAGTTCTTTCAACACACATAATATGTGCGAACAACAATATTTTATAGAATATGTGCTTGGTATGAGAGGACCATCTAATAAAAAGGCTGATAAAGGAACTATATGTCACAAAGCCTTAGAAATTCTAGCAATAATAAAAAAGAGTGAACAAGACGGAATAGATTCTTTTGAAGATGATGTTATAGGTAAAGTATATACGAAAAAATATAGTTTAAATACTATTATAGAAAAAACATATAAGTATTATACTAGTCAATTCTCTCATCATACTTGGGAAGTAAAAGACTATAAGGATTGTCATAACTGGGTTAATAAAGCCATATCATATCATGACGGAGCTTTTGATCCTAGAAATAGAGAAATATTATGTCCAGAACAACATTTTGATTTTGAAATTAAAAAGCCTTGGGCAAAATATTCTTTTGACACACCCGAAGGTAAACTGCAAGGCTATCTTGGACTAAAAGGCACTATTGACTTAATCACCAAGGCCAGCGATAATACAATCGAGGTCATCGACTGGAAAACAGGACGAAGACTAGATTGGGCCACTGGTAAAGAAAAAACACCAGAAAAACTTCAGACAGATCCTCAGTTATTGATATATCATTATGCTATTAGCAAATTATATCCTGAATATGATAGTGTTATGATAACAATATACTTTATTAATGATGGAGGCCCTTTCTCAATTTTATTTGATAAAAGCGATTTGCAAAGAACAGAGCAAATGCTACAAAAGAAATTTGAGATCATAAGACAAACACAAAAACCAAGACTAAATAAAACATGGATGTGCAATAAATTATGTCATTTTGGCAAAAGCGATTTTCAAGACCATAATAGCATATTGCCAGTAATAGAATATAGAGATAGTCAATGTTGTAAAAAAGACACATTCATGACAAAGTGTGAACAAATTAAACATGATATTGAGGTAAAAGGAATGGATACTGTAGTATCAGAATATAAGGCAGAAAATCATTCATTTGGTAAATATAAAGCTCCAGGAAGTGCGGAATGAAAAAATATAATCCATTACATTGTCATTCAATGTATAGTCTTTTGGATGGTCTATCAAAACCGTCTCAGATAGCCAATAGGTGTCTAGAAATTGGAGCAACATCGTGTGCTTTGACGGATCATGGCAACATAGCTGGATCAATCAAGTTTCATAGAGAAATGACAAAGGCTGGTATTAAGCCAATATTAGGTTGTGAACTTTACATATCTGATGACGCGACCTATAAGGACAAGTCAAACAAAGAATTGAGCCATTTTATTGTTTTGGCCAAAAATCTAACTGGCTGGCACAATTTGATCCGTTTAGTTTCAGAGTGCAACAGGCCAGACTTTTATTATCACAAGCCCAGGATCGATCTAGAGAGCCTTGGAAGGTTTTGTGACGGCAATATGATAGGTATATGCGGCCATCTTGGATCCCTGATTGCTGACAAGATTATTGTCAATAATACTATAGATCCAGACTGGAAAAACATAGCGATACCTCTTATATCTAAATTAAAAGAAATATTTGGTAATGATAATTTCTTTTTAGAATCTCAATTAATGGATAAAGATAATATTCCTATTCAACAACAACTAACCGAAACCATTAGAGAGTTGGGAAAATTAACTAATACTAAAATAATTTGTACTCCAGATGCTCACTATTCAAATAAAGAGGACGCTTCTGATCAAAGAATATTATTATGCAATAATTTAAAAACAACTATGCCAGAAATTAGCAGAAAGATTAATTCTGGGCTAGATATTCCCATGGGGTGTTTCTTCACATCGGACAACTATCATATTCTTTCGCAGGAAGAAATGACACTATTACATACAGAAGAAGAGATAGAGAACACTCAGTTAGTATCTGCGATGTGTGATACATATGATATTGGCAGCAGACCAAGACTACCTCCTTTTAATTGCGAATCTCCAGATGAATATTTAAGACAGTTGTGCCGAAATGGTTGGAGAAATAAAATTCAAAATATTATACCAAAAGATAGTCAATCTCAATATATAGATCGTATTAAATATGAGCTTGATATTTTACAAGGGGCTGGATTATCCAGTTACTTTTTAATTGTTCAAGATATTGTGAACTATGTTAAGAATAATGGGTGGCTTCCGGGACCAGGAAGAGGTAGTGCTGCTGGCTGTTTAGTTTCTTATTTAATAGGTATTACTGGAATTAATCCTATAGATTATGGTTTAATTTTTGACAGATTTTATAATTCTGGAAGAAATACTAAAGATAGAGTAAGTATGCCAGATATTGATGTTGACGTTCCTATTAATAAAAGAGAAAACGTTATTTCTTATATTAAAGATAAATATGGAGATAGTCAAGTTTCACAAATGGTCACTTTTAATACTATTAAGGGTAGAGGGGCTATTAAGGATGTTCTTAGAGTTTATGGAAACGTAAGCTTTGAGGAAATGAATAATATTACCAAAAATATTCCTGACGAAGCTAAGATTGCAGATGAATTGCAAGAAATGAAAGATGAAACAGGGGACGCTTCTATTATACGATGGGCTTTGGAGAATCAATCAGACAAGCTCAAAGATTGGTGCTTCATTGACGAAAATAATGAATTACAAGGACCACTTGCAAAAAGATTTGAACAGGCTATTAGATTAGAAGGCACTAAGGTCAACCAATCCAAACACGCGGCAGGAGTAGTTATAGCAGACTCGGATTTGTCAACTATTTGTCCAATGGTTTATGATTCAAAAACCAAAACCAGAATCGCTGGTATGGAAATGGAAGATTTGGAGACTATAGGTGTTGTTAAATTTGATATTCTTGGCGTTGCTATGTTAGATAAAATAATGTTTATATCAGACTTTTTACAGAAAGGTGTTAAAGATGAAATTTCATGAATTAGCTGTTGGTGAAAAATTTAGAATAAATAATGAAGAGTATGAAAAGATTCCTGAGGTTAGGATTTCTTGTTGTAAGATTAAAGAAAATGCAAAATCCGTCACCACAGGACAAACCCAAGTGTTCGCCCCTTTAGACGAAATTGACAAAATATAATGTTAACCAAAAAAATTTGCGTTTTTGATTTTGAAACAGATGGATCAAATCCATTGGTTTGTAGTCCGGTTCAAATTTCTGCTATCATTGTCGATCCTGTAAAACTAGAAATTGTCGAGGGGTCGGAATTTAATGGTTTTTGTAAGCCAGAAGTTATGGAATCAGATGCAAATTACAAATATGAAACAGATATTATAGATTTTCATGCTAAAGTTAAGGGATGTTCTCAGGATGAGATTTATGCAAAATGGCGAGAATATCCTTCACAAGAAGTAACATGGAATTCTTTTGTCTCATATTTAGAGAAATATCATTGCTTTGGAGGAAAGAAAAAGAGTATGTTCTCCGCCCCAATAGCAGCAGGATATAATATAAATAGATTTGATTTAAAAATTATACAAAGACTTAGTGAAAAATATAAGAATGTCGATAACAAAGAAAAAACATCTACTGTTTTTTATCCGAGAGACGTTCTAGATATAATGAATTTAGTCTTTTATTGGTTTGAAAGCCAA